GTCGGCGCTGGCGCTGCTCAGCGTGAGGTCGCCGGGATTGTCGGGGGCGATGGTGACGTCGAGTGTCGCGATGGCGTCGCCCGGATTGCCCACCAGCGCGGCGGTGATGTCGAACTCGTAGTCGAGCACGTCGCCGGGGTCCTTGGCCGGCCAGGCGAGCGGCTGCGGCGGCATCGCGGGCGCGCCGCGGGGCACCGGGACGAAATCGTCGAGCACCAGCAGGCGGGCGGTGCTCGGCTTGACGAGGTGTGTCGCAGGCGTGGGCATGGTCGTGTCCTACCACTCGATGATCATCAGGCCGGGCGCGCCGTTGCCGCCGGTTCCGGTGCCGCAGCCGCCGGAGCCGGCCGCACCCGGCGTCGACCCGGCATTGCCCGAGAGGTTCACGCCGGAGGGGCCGCCGACCGCCACCGCGCCGGCGCCGCCGAAAGCGGTGCCGCCGGCGCCGCTGATCATCGGACCGCCCAGCACCATGCCGCCCTGGCCGGGCGAGCCGTCGATCAGCGTCCCCGTGCCGAACCCCGCGCCCGGCGCGACCGAGCCCAGGCCGGAGGCGCCCGCGCCGCCATTGCCGCCGCCGCCGCCGCCGGTCGCCGATCCGAGCGCCGAGAGGCCGGTGGGGCCACCCGCGCCGCCGTTCGTGCCGGACACACCACCCGCGCCGATCGTGGCATAGAGGACCTGGCCGGGCGTGACGGGGTAGTAGCCCTCGCTGTAGCCGCCGCCGGCGCCGCCGCCGCCGGCACCGCCGCCGCCGTTGCCACCGGCGCCGCCGCCGCCCCAGCATCGCAGGCGGAGCAGGGTCACCGCCGCCGGCACGCTCCACGGCCCGCTCGTGCTGATCAGCGACATGCGCGACACGCCGGGCGTCAGCTGGCCGAGCCGGAACGGCAGGAACGGCGCGGCCGGCAGCGCGGTGATGTTCGCGGCCGTGATCGCCGTCTGACCGTAGTTGACGGTGATCACGTAGAGCCCGACCCAGCCCTCGTCGATCGCCGGCGTGGTCTGCGAGCCGCCGCTGGCGGCGGCGCCGGGCTTCAGCTGGAACTGCACGCGCTGGATGCGCTGGGTGTTCTGCGCGGTGCCGGCATTGCCGGGGCCGCTGTACGGCTGCGCCGGATTGGCGGCGTTGTAGTAGGGCAGCACCACCGGGCTCGCGTCGCTCTCCTGGAAGCTCGCCTCGATCAGGTAGTTCACCGCCTGGCCGGAGGCCGTCGGCGCGGTTAGCGTGAAGCTCGTCGGCTCCAGATTGATGCCCATCTTCACGAGTGCGTCCGTCGGGTCGGCGGCGAGCGATCCGTATTGCAGCGTATCGACGACGCTCAGCCCGGTGATGCTGCCCGGCCCAACCAGGACCTGCATGGAGGCCGGCGCGGTTGGCGTGCAGGCGAGGCCGTCGACCACCGGCGCGGTGCCGAGCGTCGCGCGCAGCAGCGCGCCGAGGCCCACCATCGCGTTGCGATTGACCGAGAGCACGTCCGTGTCGAGCGGGATGCTGCCGGGGTAGACGATGTTTCGGTCCATTCGGATCCTCTGATGCGGCAGGCCGTCGCGGCGCTTCAGCCCGTGATCGTCGTCCAGGCGATGGTCGCGACCGGCAGGACGCCGGCGACCGCCTGGTAGATGTCGCTGTCGGTGACCTGGCCCTGCACCATGGCGAGGTCGGCGTATTCGATGGCACCGGCGCCGTACCCGCCGGTCACCGCGCCGTATCCTGCGACCTCGGCGATGCCGGCGCCGGTCGGGCGGTATGCCGTCACGAAGCACTGGAAAGGCAGCAGCAGGCTGCCCCACCGCCCGGCCGCGCCGTACGCCACGGCGACGCCATAGCCGCCGGTGTCGGTGGTGCGCGCCGGCTCGAAGATCGTCGGCGCGCGCCCGGTGAGATCGGTCAGCACGCTGACGATGGCCGCGCGGGTGCCGCGCTCGCGCAGCAGCTCGATCCGGATGCGCTGGCGGAACGCCGTGTCCGACTGGCCGGTGCGACGGGCGAGGCGGCCGCCGAAGAAGTCCTGGGCGATGATGTCGAGGAAGACGTCGGTGGCCGTCGCGATGCGCGTCTGTGCCCGCACATAGGCGAGCAGGCCGTAGAGCCAGCTCCAGGCCGAGGCGAGGCCGGCGAGCAGGCCGTCCAGCACCGGGGTCGCGTCGGGAAACCAGTGCAGCGGCAGCACCGCCTTCAGTCGCGCCAGCATGTCGTCCGGCGAGCCGGTCGTCGGATCCATGTCAGCTCACCGCGACGCTGGCGGCCTTGATCACGCCGGTGGCGTCCGGCACGAGGTCGGCGGTGCCGCCGTTGAGCACGACGCCGGTGACGTTGGTGACCGCGCCGCTGGCGGCGTAGGCGAGCTGGGCGAGGCGCGACCAGGCGAGCGGCGCGCCGATCGGCAGCGCGTCGATATAGGCGGTGACCGCCGCGGCGACCGGGCCGACGATCTGGCTCTTCACCACGCCGGGAGCGACGGTGATCAGCATCGAAACCGCGGCGGTAAGCACGTCAGGCGCGCGGACGGTGAACACCGACCCGACCGGCCGCACCGCCTCGATCGCCGTGCCGACGGTCTGCAGCAGCGAGGTCGGCGGCGTGCCGGTGCCGTCATCGACCGTGACGACGAAGCTGCCGGGAACGTAGTCCCCCTGTGGGTCGGCGTTCTCGGCAATGGTGTACTGCAGCCCCTGCTGGATGCTGCTGATCGCGTAGCCCACGGCGACCGGGGTGGCGCGGGAGCGGCTCTCGATGAAGTTGGCGAAGCGGGCGCGGAAGGCGGCGTCGCTCTCTGCGTCGAGGCCGCCGGTGAACGGGGCGGCGTTGCTGACGGTATCGACGCCGGAGATGGCCGTCGCGAGCTGGCTGACGCTGCCGGCCTGCACGTCGCCGGCGCTGCCGGGGACCACCGCGGTGACCGGAACGTCGAGGCTCGCCGTGCCGGCCGGAATCACGTAGCCGGAAAGTGCGGCGTTCCAGGCGGGGCTGGTGGTCACGGCGGCGACCGAAAAGCTCTGGGCGCCGTCGGCGGTGCGCACCAGCGCGCCGGCCTGGATCAGCGCGGCGGAGGTGGCCGTGAAGCGCGAGAAGGTGACGATGCCGCTCGCCGCCGAGGCGGGCAGGCGGGTCAGCGTGAAGTCCGCCATCCAGGTGTCGAGGTCGGCGCCGTTGCTGGTCGCCGCGCGCGTGGTCTGCAGCACCAGCAGGATCAGCCACTGGATCCACAGCGCGATCGAGGCATTCGCTTCGAGCACCGCGCGCAGCGTCGAGCCGACGCTGAGGTCGAGCAGCTGCGCCGCCTTGCCCTGCACGGCCGCCACCATGTTCTGCACCAGCGTGGAGAAGTTCTGGAGCGGGAGCTGCATGGATCAACCAGTGACGGAGAAGGAGAGGAGCTGGGTCTGGCCGGTGTCGGCGTCGGCGTAGCGGATATCGACATAGACCGTGCCGTCGTCCTGCACGGCGACGTCGATCACCGGCTCGGGCGTGCGGGCGACCGCGCTCTCGCGAAAGATCTGGCTGCGCACGACGGCGCGGATCTGCAGCCCGTTGGCCGGCTGGCCGACGAAGCCCGGCAGGCCGGCGCCGTAGTCGAGCTGCCATATGTAGTCGCCGGGATTGGTCAGCAGCCGGCGCAGCACGCGCTGCTGGCCGAGCACGATGCCGGAGACCACGGCGAGGTCGCCGGTCGGTCCGACCACCAGGTCGGAGCCCCATTGATGCCAGGCATCGGCCATCGGTCAGTCCTGCGGCGCCGGGGTGGTGGTGCGGCCGCCCTGCGGGTCGCCGTGCGTGTGCGCGTCGTAGATCTGGCGCAGCGTGTCGAGCGAGCCGTGCGAGGCCGAGAGGTCGGAGATGTTGCCGGTCGTGACGATGTTGCCGGTCAGATAGAGGTCGCCGGTCAGATTCCAGCGCGCGGCGTTGCCCTCGACGGTGCCGTCGTTGTGCAGTTTTAGGAACGTGCCGGTCTTGTGCACGAGCCACAGTTCGCCGACCGGCGCCGGCGGCGGCAGCGCGGCGTCGCTGTAGGCCGCACCGGCGATCACGCCGTGTTCGGCGTCGCCCTCCTGCGCCAGCACCAGCACCTGCTGGCCGGGCGTGGGTGGCGAGACGAAGCCCCAGCCGGCGCCGACCCAGGTCGAGAGGATCGGCAGCCAGCCGGTGATGACGCCCTCCGGCTGCAGCGCGACGCGCGCGGTGTAGCTCGCCGGATCGACCGAGGTGACGAGCCCGAAGCGCGGCTGGCCCTGTGCCTGGTCGAGCGCGCCCGACTGCGCCTTCAGCGCGTTGAGGAGGTGGTCCATTCAGGGATTCGGGACGGTGGAGAGGACGAGGTCGCCGGGCGGCGTCGCCGTGCTGCCGAGGCTGACGTTGCGCGCCCGCACGCGCTGGGTGAAGCCGCCCCGCACGCTCAGCCGCCGCTCGATGCGGTCGATGAAGTAGGTCTGGTCGAAGGCGGTGCCGGTGCCGGTCAGCGCAATCTGGGTGCGCGGCGTCAGCGTCAGCTCGCCCGGCATGCTGGCGAGGATGACACGCTCGTGCCGGCTCAGCTCGGTGAGCCGGCCCTGGGCGATCTTCAGCGCCTGGTCGGGCGTCAGGTTCGGGCGGACATAGACGTAACTGGCGGGCGTGTTGCTGGCGGGCGCGCCGCCGCTGCCGGAGCGGGCGGTCTGCGTGAAAGCGTTCTGCTGGCGGCTGTTCCAGCTCTTCACGGTCACCTCGATGTCGCGCGCCAGCGTGAGCGCGCGCTCCATGCTCAGGTCGATCAGCGCGCCGGGTTCCAGCACCATCGTCGAGACGGCGTCGGAGGCAGGCTGGAAGTAGAGCGTGCTGCCCGCGACCCAGACGTCGAACTGCTCGCGCTCGGCGAGCCAGACCAGCAGGTCCCATTCGGTCGTCGCGCGGCTGAACGCGTCGAGCGTGATGCGGTCGTGCTCGATCTCGTAGTAGCGGCCGACCGGCGTGGTGGTCGCCGCGACCGCGGCGGTGAGACCGTGCCGGCCGGCGAGGATGGTGGCGATCTCGCTCGAGGTACGGTTGGAGAAGGTCTCCTGCGTGCGCGCCTCGATCAGCAGCGCGGTGCGGTCGCGGCCGTCGAGCCGGACCGTGCCGCCGATCGGATCGACCGAGAGCAGATCGACGTCGCCCTGCACCAGGCTGATCCAGGCGGCGGCGCCTTCCGGCGCACCGTCCGGCAGGAAGCCGATCTGCACGTCCAGCGTGAGCGCATCGGCAGCCGACCAGAAATCCGCACCCATCGCCGGATCGGCGCCGAGCGCCACGGAGACGCGGAAGCGGTCGGCGGCGTAATGGTTGTTGGCGACCAGCTCCGCATGCTGTGCGCCGGCGACCGGCGCGCCGTTCGCCAGCACGCAGAGCCGGGGCCGCCGCATCGCGCCGGACGGCAGGGACAGGACGTCGCTCAAGCGCGTGCCTATTGCGATGCGATGCCGCCGCCGGCATTCGGATCGGCCTGCGGGATGTTCAGCGTGACCGGGATCGACAGCATGGGGCCGGACAGCATCGGGTCGGACAGTCCGTTCAGCTCGGCGATGCGGATCCACTGCGTCGCGTCGCCCAGCTCGGCGGCGGCGATGGCGAACAGGTTGCCGCCGACCACGGTGAGCGTGCGCATCAGGTGCTCGCGTTCTGCAGGTTGACGGCGGTGCGGTTCACGTAGCCCTGCGCGGTGGTCAGCGCGGCGAGCTGCCCGGCCGATTGCGTGGCGCCGCCGAGTGCTGCGACGGCATCCGGCGCCGTTGCGGCCCCGGCCAGGGCGGAGGCGCCGAGACTGGCATCCGCACCGGCGATCCCGCCGCTGAGCTGGGCCTGCGCCGCACCGACGGCGGTCACCGCGCCGGCGTAGGCGGCGCCGCCGAGCGCCGTGGCACCGGGGATCGCAACCGCCGTACCGGCCGCCGAGAGATCGACGCCGGCGCCGCCGGCGTAGTCCGCCGCCGCCGCCACGTCGGCCACCGCCGCGACCGCCAGCGACACCGCGGCACTCGCCAGGGCCTGCGCCTCGTCGCGCAGCACGGTGCAGGCGATGCGGTAGGGGATCCACCAGCCGTGCCGGTAGTCCGCCTCGAAGCTGGCGATGACCACGGTGTAGAAGAACACGTCCCAGGTCAGCGCGAGCAGGCCGCCTTCGGCACGCAGCAGGTCGAGCAGCCGGGCGCGGTCGGTCGCATCCGCTCCGGAGAAGATGCCCTCCCAGGAGAGGGCGGCGTCGTCGCGGCCGAGCGCGTCGATCACCCGCGCCCCGCCGGGCAGGCGATGCACCGCCAGGCGCTGGGCGCCGCCGAAGCGCACGCGTTCGGGAATCTCGAAATCCCGGAACGCCACCGGGCCGAGCAGCAGGAGGGTGTCGGACATCTCAGTTGCCGATCGGCGCGCCGGGCCAGATGCGGCTCATGCGCGGATCGAAGCCGGTCAGACCGGCGGGGGGCCGGCCGGCCTCCTGCGCGAGGTGGTCGACCATCCACCGGCCGATCAGCGTGCCGTCTAGATAGACGTCGCCGTGGCCGGATGCGGGCGCGTCGGCGGTGCGCGGCGGCGGAGCGGCCGGGCGTGCGAACGGCGTGGCTGCGCCGGGCGCCATCGGTCCCGGGGTCGGTGCGACCGGAACGGGTATCGCCGGGGCGGCAGGGCTTGTCGGCGCGACCACGCGCTCGATGCGGCGCTCGCCGGCGGCGCGGCTGCTCTGCCCGGCCGGAGGCGGCGCGGCGAGCATCGGGCGCGGCGCGGGCTGCGTGCCCCGCCGGATGTCCGTGCGGTAGACGGTGGGGTCTTGTGTCGGGACCGTCATCGCCGGTGCCGGCGCGGGTGGCGCATCCGGCGGCGTGAGGCGCCGCGCGAAGGACTGGAGATCGACGATGTCCAGACTGCGCGGGGCACGCGCCTGGGATAGGGGCTGGGCACGCGGCGTTGGCGCCGCCGATGAGGCGGCGGGCGGCGCGGCCGGTGCCGGCGAAGCGGCAGGGGTGCCGGCCGGGAGCAGGCCCAAGTCGGGCTGCGGCGCCACCGGCGCGCGCGGCACCGGGTACGTCGCCAGGGCCGATGCGGGCGGCGCCGCGGCGATGACCGGCGCGGGTGACGGCGCCCCGCCGGGCGCGCGGTCTGGCTCGGCGACCTGGTCCACCGCCGGCCTGTGCGGCTCCCGGATCGGCGCGCGCGGGGCATCGGACGGTCCCGGCGCGGGGAAGCGTGGGTCGGGGGTCGTCGTCGGCTCCGGCGGGACGGTCGCGGCCGCGGGGACCGGCTGCGCCGGAGCGAGCACGGGTCGCGGCAACCCGCCCAGCAGCTTGCGACCCTCGCCGATCAGGCGCGCCGTCGCGGGGTCGAGGCCCGCGCCGCCGATGCCGGCGGCCGCCGCACGAAGCTGCGCAAGCCCGGCCATGGAGCCGGCGACCGCAGCGTCGAGCGAGGCCAGGTCGCGGCGGATGACCGCGATGCCCTCGGAGACGCCGTTGTCGAGCGCCAGCGTGATGCCGATCGTGTAAGCGTCGTTCATCGCAATCCTGCGAGCGTCCGCCGCAGCGCTTCGGCGAAGTCCGCGCCGATGCCCTCGGCCGCGGCCTCGCCCGATCCGGCGGCGGCCGGGGCGAGAAACGGGCGCGGCGGAACGCTGCGCGTGCCAAGCTCCTGGTCCACTGCCACCTCGCTGTCCGAGCCGATCACGGCCTGCGACTCCTCGACGGAGTGCGCCAGGCTGTCGCGCAGCGCGCCGCTGCGCAGCCATGGGGTTGCGTGATCGTCGCCCGGAGCGTGCGACAGAGCCTGGAGCGCCGCCGCCTCGATCTGCGCCGCCGCACGCTCGAGCGCCGCGCGCTGGATGGTCGCGGTATCGAGGCCGCCGAGCGCGTCGGCGAGATCGGTGATGCGGGTCATGTCGGGCCTGCGATGCTCCGGCGCGTCACGCTTTCCAGCGCAGGGCCTGCCAGTCGAACGACCGGCCGTCGAGCTCGCCGAGCACGACGACGAAGGCCAGGCGCTCATCCTCGGACAGGCTGAAGGCGACGTCGAACGGCACCCCGTTCCGGACGAGATAGAGGCAGTCGACCAGATCGGGGTGCCGGGTCAGTTTCCCGCGTTGGCCACCGCCTCCGCGTCGAGCCCCGGCTCGGCACGCAGCGCGCCGCCGATCGCCGCCAGCCCGGCATCGCCCAGCCGCGCGACCATGCTCTCGATCTGCGCCTCGTTCACCGGCGCCGGCACCGGAATGCCGTCGATCGCGGTGACCGAGCAGGCGAGCACGGCGAGGCCGAGATAGGGCTGGTTCTGCGCCAGCATCGGGCCGACCGCCTTGAACAGCCGCAGCTTGTCGAGCGCGGTGAGCTGGCGCAGCTCGATGCGCCGGCCCTGCGCGTCCGTCACCGTCTGCGCCGCCTGCGCGGCGGCGATGATGCGGGCACTCGGCGTGGCCGCTTGCGCATCCATCAGATGCGCGTCCGGCTGGCGGCGAAGAACTCAAGCTTCTGCTTGACGCTCGCGTCACCCTTCCAGGTGCCGGCATTGGCCAGCTTGAACACGACGCTGTTGTACTGATAGGTCGAGGTGCTGCCGTCCACTTCCGCGACGTACTGGTACATCGTGCCGAGCGGCAGCGTGCCCTGGTTGTAGTAGCTGGCTTCGGTTGCGGCGACGAAGTCATCGACGCTGCTGGTGCCGCGCTCCACCTCGAAGCTGCCCTCCCAGCCCTTCGGCAGCTCGGCCGCCATCTGCACGCCGTCCAGGCGATCGACGCGCACGGGATGGGTGAGCTGGCGGCTCTCGAAGGAGGTGACGAAGGTCAGGTCGATGCGGCTGCCGGACGGGCCGACGACCACCAGCTGGCAGTCGCGGCCGATGGAAAACTGCGTGGTGGGCACTGCCTATTCTCCTTACGAGGACACCTGGCCGGTGGGCAGGGTCTGGCGCTGCACCTGGACGGTCTGGCCGCCCTCGATGTTGACGATGAACTTCTCGTTGATCGCCTGGTACTGGATCTGCGCGTCCGACTGCACGTAGCCGAGGCTGGTGCGGCTGTTCGGGTTGTTGGAGGTATCGCAGATCACCGAGAACGGCAGGCTGCCGTCGGTCGAGCCCAGCATGCCCTGCCCCAGCATGTTCTGCAGGAAGGAGAGCTGGGTCGCGCGGATGTTCTGGAACAGCGCGGCATTGATGACCTGGCCGACATAGAGGCCCATGCCCGCCGCCAGGGTCGCGGCGATGTAGTTGGTCAGCCGCGTGTAGTTGTCGCCGTTCACCGCGGCGTTGCTGCTGGAGTTATGACCGCAGCGCACGCCCCAGTAGCTGCCACCGGGCTGCGGGTTGCTGATCACGTCGATGCCCGCGGAGAACAGCGTCTGCAGCTCGGCGTCGCTGTAGGTGGTCGCCTGGGCGGTGCCGGGGCTGCCGGACTTCTGGCTGCCGACCACGCCGTAGAGCTGCTTGTTCAGGCTCGACTGCTCGGGCGAGAGGTTGGCGAGCCGGCCGGCGACGAAGCCCTGCGGCGAGATCAGGCGCGTGACCTGGTTGACCTGGTCGTTCCACCAGATCCAGTCCCCGAACATCAGCTTGAGCGCGTAGCTGTCCACCCCCGCGCCCTGCTTGGTGCTGACGGCGTTCTGGATGGTGTCGCCGGACGGGCCGGTCGCGACGATGTAGAGGCCCTCGGCCAGGCCGAACGCCTCCTGCGTCGTCCACTGCGTGGGATCGTCGCAGTCGGCGAGCACGCCGATCGAGCAGCCCTGGCCGCGCAGCGCGTACATGCCGGTGCGCGGCATGATGTCCGCACCGATCAGGGTCGCCGTGGAGACGTTGGTCGCGCCGTCGCTGCCGCCGAACAGGAACTGGTTGACCAGCACCGGCTGTGCCGCGCTGGTGTTGCTGCCCGCCGACATCAGGATCAGCATCGACGGGCCGCGCTGCGGGCCGGTGCCGTTGTTCACGGCATTCACCACGCCCTGCCAGAACGCCCCGCCGGTGCCGCCGATGTTGTCGAAGGCTTCGGGCAGGAAGCCCGGCGCGGTGACGATGAACTTGCTGGTCCCCGGCCGCGAGCCGGCGGTGAAGGCGATGCCGATCTGGTTGCCGAGCGAGCCGCTATAGCGGGCGGTGATCAGGGCTGCGTAGTTGCCGGTGCTCGAGTTGTAGCCGAGCGCATAGCTGGCCGCCGTGTCGGTGCCGTCGGTCGCGCGCACGCAGCGGAAATTCGCCGCGCCCTGCTGCACGGCGGCGGCGACCTGCGTGCCCATGTCGTATTTGCGCGCCAGGATCGGGCCGAAATTCTGCGCGAAGTCAGACATCGTGGCGACGATCACCGGCTCGCCGACCGGGCCCCAGGCGGCCGTGCCGACCATGCCCACGACGTTGGTGGGAACGCCGTTGAGGACGAGGTTCTGCGGCGGGACGATCTGGACGTAGAGATCGGGCACCACCAGCGCGGTGGTGTTGATGCTGCCCTGCTGGACGATCGGCATGGATCAGGCCTCCGGCTTCTGTTGCGCGTCCGCCGGGCGGGGCAGCGCGATGCGCACGACGTGCCGTGCCTGCTCGGTGCGCAGGATGCGGTCGATCTCGCCGGCATCGCCGATCACGTCGCCCTTGGCGTGCGTCCCGAACGGGCGCACGACGATCAGTCCGAAGTCCATGCGATGCTCCTTGCAGACGACCGGGACGCGGTCAGTCGAGAAGGCTGGTGATGATCCCCGCGCCGTTGCCGAGCGCGAGGTCGCCGAACAGCATGCTCGGCAGGGTCTGGATGACGGTCGTCGGGTATTCAACGGCGTAGATGAGATCGCGCCGGTAGAGCGTCGCGTTCTCGCCGGCGTCCGAGGTCTGGCTGCGCACGAAGACCAGCTGTCCCCGGCTGCCGTCGGCCAGGGCAAGGAAGTGCTGCTGGGCGAGTGCGACGTCCACGGCGGCGGCGACCGCGTCGCGGCTCGCGTAGTCCGGGCACCAGCAGGTGATCCGAAAATCCTGCCGTTGGCGGCGCACCTGCCAGAGCGCGCTCTGATCGGCGACCGCCCGGCCGAACAGCCGGCCGACGCCGGGGATGGTGACGCTGGCGCCGGAAAGCTGGGCGATCCGCTTCGTGCGCAGTGCCACCGCGATGTTGGCGGCCACCAGCGCCGGCGTGTCGCCCGTGCGCGTGCGGTAGATGTAGCCGGCATTGTCGGCGAGCACACCGGCCAGCTGGCCGGAAGCGGCGCTGCCGGAGAAGCTGACCGTCTCGCCCGCGACGATGACGGCGAGGGTGACCGGAACCGGGTCGGGCACCATCCAGGTATCGAAATACCGCGTGGTGTTGCGCGCGTCGTCCAGCGGGAAGACGGTGATGTTGACCACGCCGGCCGCCAGGTCGGCGTCGAGTGCGGCCGGGTTCGGCCAGCCGCGATAGACGCGCCCGACCAGGCCGCCGAGGCCAGCGTCCCCGGTGCCGGGCGGGTAGACGACGGCCTCGATCTGCGCGGCCAGCGCCGTCTCCACGTCGGACTGATCGGCCATCAGCTGGCGACCTGGCGCACGCCGAGCCGCCAGCCGAGCTCGCTCAGCTCGGCGGTCGAGACCGCGAAGCTGCGGCCGACGTCGTCGGACATCAGATCGCCCGAGCGCAGGACCGTGCCAGGCCAGGCCGGTAGCAGCACGGCGAAGCTGCCGAGCCGGACGTCGCCGGGCAGCCCGCCGTCGGACCGCTCGGTCGGCGCTGCCGCGAGCACGCTCGCGGGCCAGCCGGTCAGCAGGACGGTGCTGGAGCCCTGCGTCACCCCGCCATAGGCGTTCGTGCCGGTGCGCTTCGGCGCCGCCGCGCGCTCGAAGGTGACGACGCGATTGGTGCGCACGCAGAGCGCGGGCAGCAGCGCCTGCTGGGCGGCGATGAACCAGGCGGTGCCGGAGAGCCGCTCGACGAGGTAGTCGCCGATCCGCGTGTAGGCCGCGTCGAAGACGCCGTACCAGACGGCCACGCCGTATGCATTGGTTCGCGCGAACCGCGGATCCTGCGCGTTGAAGGCGGCGGTGAGCCGCAGGTAGCGATTGGTCGGCTGCAGCGGATCGTCCGGGCCGCTCGGCCGGAACGCGTCGCAGACCAGCCCGATCGCGCGCGCCGCCGTTCCAAGGCCGCGGTTGATGCGGTCCTGCAAGGTCACACCGTCCATGAATGCGCGTCCGTTCGCCGATACCGGTCAGACCACGATCGTCGGGCTGCCGCCGCGCGCCAGGTCCGGGCCGGGCGGCAGGCCGAGAAATCCGCAGAGCCGCCGCCTCCAGGCATCGAGCAAGGCAAGCCGGTCGGCCAGCTCGTTGCGGTTATGGCTCCAGACCGCCGCCTGGTCGGTGTCGAGATTGGCGCCGGCTGCCGGAACCGCCCCCTCGAGCGTGTAGAGCGTCGCGAGGTAGTTGCGCACGACCTGCTCTTCGGACGGCGAGAGATTGCCGAGCCGGTACTCCATCAGGCCGTAGACCTGATAGAAGCGCCAGCTCTGGAATCCCGAGGGCGTGCCGCCGTACGCGGGATAGCCACAGAAGCGGCGTATGTCCGTCTTCTCGGCGTCGAGGAACGCCATGGCCGCCTCCGCGCCGTGAGTCTGGAGCATGATCGGCCCAACAGGGTGCCGATCGTGCTCCAGCTCTTTGTTGGATCGCGTGATTCACGCCCTCGGCCGATTCCGATTCGGGCGATCACGCGCTAGTACGTGGTGCCGTCGCCGCGCGTGAAGAACACGGTGCCCGACCCGGCGCTGAGCAGCGCCGCGGCGGTGAGCGCGAAGCTGCCGGCATGGATCAGCATCCGCGCGCCCGCCGGCACCGGCGTGTCCGCCGGGCCGGCGACGACGGTCGCGTCCATGCCGAAGCGGACGAAGGCGACGGCGGCGCTGGCGTTGAACACCAGCACCGCTTCGCCGTTGCCCGTCAGCGGCACGTTGGCCGAGGCGGTGCCGGCTGCCAGCGTCGCGTTGCCGGAGACCCGGAACGGCTGCGTCGATCCCGTGGACATCGCCGCCTATCCGATATGCTCGACCATCACCGCGCGCTTGAAGTTCGCGTTCGTCGCGGTGGGCACGGTCGTCGGATTGGTCGTGACGTCAGAGGGTGCGGTGAACCCGCCGATCCAGTACCAGGACTGCGCGATGATCTGCTGCAGCCGGTCGATCGGCTCGCGCGTCACCATGGCGACGTTGTCGACCACCTGCACGATGGAGTCGCGCGGGGCGACGTCCTCCGCCGCCATGCCGGCGTAGTCGCCCTCGATCAGCGCGCCCTGGCCGCAGACGATCGGCCGGCGCACCATCAGCCCGGCGACCGTCGGATGCGCCTGCACGTAAGCCTCAGTCGTCGGCACGAAGCGCAGGCCGAGGAACTGGTTCACCATGCCCTGGCGGAACACCTGGTTGGCCGAGGTGGCGCCGGTGAACAGCTGCTTGAAGTCCGGGTCGGCGAACAGCTGGCGGGCCGAGACTGGATCGAGATAGCAGTTGTAGACCCCGTCGATCTCCGGCACCGCGTTGAGCCGCAGCTTGGCCACCGCGTCGAGCAGATTGCCCATGGTCAGCGTGTCGGTGGCGACGAGCTGGGAGGTGTTGCTCCGTCCGGAGGGCCGCACGATGACGCTCGCCGTCGCCGCCTGCACGGTGTTGCCCGCGGTGCCATCAGCGACCGCGACGTTACCCGAGAAGGTCAGCACGCCGGAGACGCCGCCCGGGGTGGTCGAGACGTTCGTGGCATCGGCGGCGGCGCCGACCACGGTATAGACGTTGGCGCCGACCGTGACGGTCATCGAGGTCGTGCCGCCGACCGGCGTCATCACGCCGTTCACGAAGACGAACTGAAAGCCGCGGATGTCGTCGATCGCGACACTGGTCCCGGCGCTGCCGAGCGTCGTGCGCACGCGGCTGTTGCCGCCGAAATACGCGTTGAACAGGGCGTTGCGGGCGATCTCGTCGAGGCTGCGCGCCGCCTGCTCGCCGTTGATCGCCGCGTTCAGCAGGAACTGGCTGGCGATCGCCACGCGGCTGGTGACCATGTTGAGGTCGGTGGTCGCCGCGTAGTGGTTGATCGTGATGGTGTACTGCTCGATGTTGAAGCCCTGCGGCGTGAGCCCGTTGTCGAGATTGGTGTTGGTCGCCGGCGCGAGCGGCGTGGTCACCGAGGGCTTCAGGCCGGCGCGGGTCTTGGTCAGCGTCTCGCCGATGCCGACGGCGAACTCCTCGCGGTCGGCGCAGGCGCGATAGCCGAGGCGAGAGGTGAGCGCGTGCTCGAACTCACGCTCCAGGAAGCCCTGCTGGATGATCGGCTGCAAGGCCGCCGGAAAGTTCTGGATGCCCATCGGGGGTCCTCACTCAGTGAAGTTTGCGCAAGGAAAGGCCAGGGGCTTTGCCCCTGGACCCCAGCAAAGGCGGAGCCTTTGCAATCCTTGACTTGCGTAATGCGGCCTGGGGCACTGCCCCAGCGGGGTCCAGGGGCAGCGCCCCTGGCCTGTCAGGCTAGCGGCGCCGCAGCATCTCGGTGCGTGCGGCGCGCCACTCCTCGAGCGTCATCTCGGTCGCGAGCTTGGCGCGCGGCGGCTGGGAGGGCGGCGGCGCCGCCCGGCTCGAGGAAGAGTGGCCGCCGAACAGCCAAGGCTTGTCACGCCTGAGCTGCGCCATCAGCGCCGCGGCACCCTCGACCTCGCCGGCCTCGTTCAGCCGCACGCGCGAGAGGTCGAGCAGCTTCAGGCCGTCGAGGTCGATCATGCCGGCGCGCAGCGCCTCGGCCTTCAGCTCGGCGCGCACGATGCGGGCGTGCGCCGCCTCGTTGGACTCGCGCAACTGCCGCTCGAGCGCCTCGGCGCGGGCATATGGATCGGGCTCGGCAGGCCCGGGCGGCGTTTCGGGGTCGGTGTCCGGCGTCATGGCTCTGTCTTCGCGGCTGGCGTGGCCGCCTCGTCGTGCGCGATCCGCGCAAGCTCGGCGGGGATGTTTTCGATGTCGTAGGTGTCGGCGATCGCGGCGACCGCGCTCTCGCGGCTGATCTGCCCGGCCTTGGCGAGGGTTGCCAGCGAGACCGCATCCTTCTGCCGGTCGTCCGCCGTCGAGGGATACCAGCGCGGCCATTTCAGCGACAGGCGGGCGGCCTGATCGAGCGGCGGGACGGCCTCGCCGAGCACGCGCAGCTCGTAACGCTGCGACGCACGCAGCACCATGCGCATCAGCGCCAGCAGCGCGCCTTCGCCATAGCTCACGCGCAGATTGTCGGCGAGCCAGATCAGCCCCTGGTTCATCAGTTCGAGCGCCCGGCCGGACGCCGCGGCCGAGAGCCGCGACGCGTCGGCGCGGTTGCCGTGCACGCTCTCGAGCGCCAGCTCGCGCAGGCAGCGGACGTAGTCGATCACCGCGGCGGAGGCCGTGCCGCCGATCTCCAGCAGCCGGGCGTCGCCCTTCTCGCTGACCACCAGCGCGTTGCCGGCGCCCTTGACGATCTGCTCGTCGGTGCCGGCCGGTTCCTTGATCAGCAGGGTCGGATCGGAGCTGTATTTCAGCCCGCGCCCGGCCTGGCTGAGCTGGTAGTCGATCTCGATCGCGGTATCGACCGCGGCGCGGAAGGTGCAGCTGCCGTCGACCTCGTCGCCACCCGGCAGGTTGCGCACCCAGACCATCGGCACGAAGCCGAGCCCGTGCCGCACCGTGCGCGCCTCGTCGATCACCGGCGCACAATCCTGGCCGACCGGCCAGGGCAGGAACCACGTCTCGGCCTGCTCGTCCCAGCGGCGCATGAACCAATAGGTGAGGCCGGGATCATCGATCGCGTATCCCTGCGCGGCCAGCACCGCGCCGCTCACCTTGTAGCGTTCGGTGACTGCCGCGAGCGTGTCCGGCGCGTCGGGCTGCCAGCACGGCGTCAGATGGATCGTCTCCTGCACCGCGAAGAAGACGCGCCCGGCGAGCACGCGCATCAGGATCGCAACGGAGCCGATCGAGCCGCGCACCGCCGCGTCCACCATCACCTCGTTGAGCCGCGTCTCCTTGACGAGGTCGGCGAGGCTGTCGCGCAGCCGGCGATCGCCGCAGTCGATCGACGGAAAATGCCCCTCGCTGAACAGCAGCGCGACGCTGTCCTCCACCACGACCCGGCAGAGCGCGTAGCGCACGCTGGGCTTGCGGTTGCGCAGCGGGATGTATTCGCCGCCGGCGCCGCGCTCCTCGTGAAAGGAGAACGGCAGGACGTCGTACAGGGTGCCGTTCAGCACGCGCCGGAGAATGTCCAGCCGACGCGTGCGCTCGGGATAGTCCGGATCGAGCGGCAACAGGCTGCAGAGCGTGTCGAACATGGGCCTCAGCGCTGCATGAGCGGAATTTTGAGCCGCCGCGACGGTGCGGCAGTCTCGGTCAGATGGGCGAAGGCGCGGGCGAGGGCGTCGACCTGGTCGTCCTTGCGGCCATGCGGAAAGTCGCGCAGCTCGTCGAGAAACGCGCGGTTCCACGCGGCGCGGACGATCACCACGTTGCCCGCATCCACCTGTGCGGCCGCCGGCATCGCGCGGGTCTGCTTGGCTCCGGTCTCCGGGCTCGCCGCGACGTGAAACCCGGCGAGCCTGCTGGTCAGGTACAGGATCTGCGCGCGCCCGGCCTGCCCGGGGTCCTGCGGCAGAGCGACCGGAACGACGCGGCCGTCCTGCTCGGCCGTGTTGACGATCGCCCGCTCCACATCGTGCGGTCCGCCGCGCAGCCGCACGACGTCGAGCACGACGAAGCGCCCGGTCGGCTCGCGCGCGAGCTTCAGCCCGACCGTCCAGTCCGGGTCGGTCGCGCCGACCTGCGAGCTGGCGGCCAAATCCCAGGCGCGCACGCTCGCCGCAAGCAGCGCAGGTGCGGCCTCGATCGCGCCGATCTGGATGGCCTTGAACAGCGTGCCGCCGATCGGGCGGGGATTCTGCTGGTAGAGTGCGGTCCAGGCGCGCTCGCCGATGGCGGTGCGCTTGCGCGCCAGCGCCGTCGCGTCCTCCCAGTCCGGCCAGAGCGGCGTGCCGGGTGCGCGGCCGAGCGGATCGTCCGGCTCGGCGAGCGCCGGAAGCCGCAAGCAGCGCCAGCTCTCGCCGCTGTCGAGCAGCCGGCCGCCGAGATCGTCCTCGTGCCAGCGCGTCATGATCAGCAACACCCGTCCGCCCGGTTTCAGCCGCGTGGTCAGGTCGAAGCGGTACCAGTTCCACAGCTGCTCGCGCAGCGCCGGGCTGTCCGCCTCTGCCTGGCTCTTCACGGGATCATCGATCAGCACGAGGTCGGCGCGGCGGCCGACCACGTGCCCGTGCACGCCGGTCGCGTAATAGGTTCCGCCGTCGCTGGTCCGCCAGTTCGTGCCGGCGCGCGCGCCGGGCGCGATCCGATAGCCGAGCTGCGGCGCGTGCTCGTCGATCAGGTTGCGCACGCGCCCGGCGAAGTGCGCCGCCAGGTCGGCGGTGTGCGCCGCGGCGATGACGTTGGTCCTCGGCCGGCGGACGAACCACCACGCCGGAAACAGCACGGAGGCGTAGGTCGACTTCGCCGCGCCGGGCGGCATCAGCACCATAAGCCGGTCGATTGTTCCGGCGGTCAGCGCCTCCAGTTCGGCGATCAGCAGGCGGTGGTGCGCCGCGGGCACCTGACCGAGCGGCGCCAGGGCGTGGTGGGCCCACTCAGCCAGGCACGTCCGGATCTTCCGGCGCAGCAGCAGCTCCCGCTTGACCGGGTTCCGCAAGTCGGCGTGCGAGCTCGGCATCGGTGAGACGGTTCGGCTCCATCGCGCGGCGCCCGGCCCGCGCGGTGCTGCCGCGTCGCGGATGCAGATAGGGTGCGGCGATGCGCGCCAGTTCGGCGGCACCGTCGCGATCGCCGGCATTCCATTTCTCGCGCATCAGCGTGAGCAGGACCGCCAGAGGGGTGATGCCGGACGCGCCGGACTTGTCGGGAGGCGTCTCGGCCATGTCCATTTGGGTGTGGGGCAGAACGGGCGCCGAGCGTTCGCCCGCATGCACCGTCATTATGCTGGAATTCATACCGATTTCTGGGGTGCGTGGGAAGGGATTTTTTTCCTTTAGGCGGAATTTTTTCTGATCCGGCGTGAGCGGCGCCGGCTTGGTCCGGCAGCGCATCGAGCTGAGTGCCGATGATCCGCAACGCACAGGGCCCCTGCGCAGGCCCCGCGTCGTGATCGCGGAGATCGAATCACCGAATGCATGAACTGCGCGATCACAAAAGTTTAGCGCGCGATGTGTGAGTGCCGCCGAACGCATCCTGCTGCGGCGAAGCCTGCGAGATCACGCCCCGCGCAACATCGGGCATCGCGTGACGTGGGCTCGCGCCGTGGCTGCCTATACAGGCCAGCATGTTTCTGGTAGCGCATCCCTGCGTCGCCTGCCGCGTATCGGCTCGCCACCAGCGACTTCGATCCACCGGATTCACGCAAGCTCTTTCATGCGAGGTAGTTCATGATCGCTCACGCGAACGTCCGTAGAGTTGGCTCGTGTTGCAGCAGACTTCGTTTCACCGGCCCGTCCGCGTTCACCGGCCTGGTCGGCTTCGTTGCGTCGATGCTGCTGACGGCGGCACCTGCGCATGCATCGCTTGCCAGCGCGCCGCCGACGCTGCACAAGAGCGGTGTGGTGGCCGCCGCCGCGCACGCACGCCGGATCGCGCGTACGCCGCGCATGTCAGAGGAGCACGCGCGCCTGCGCCGGGGCGATGCGCTGCGTTCGCGCCGTGCGTCGCTGCATCGGCGCCTGCGCCTGTCGCCCGGCGAACCGATGGATTTCGCAAACGTGCCGGATGCAATGCTGCTCCCGGATGCCGCCGCACCGGACAGCACCGGCCCGGTCATCGAGCGCGGCATCGCGTCGTGGTACGGCGGGTGGCGCAACGGACGCCGCATGAGCGACGGCGGCATTTTCGATGACCGGCTGCTCACCGCGGCGCATCCCTGGCTGCCGCTCGGCACGCGCGTGCGGGTGACGCTGGCCGGCACCGGTTCATCCGTCGTGGTCACCATCACCGACCGGCAGGGCACGCGGCGGCGCGCGATCGACCTCTCGAGGGCGGCGGCGCGCGAACTCGGCATCGTCGGCCGCGGCACCGCGATGGTGACCCTCACCCCCGGGTGA